GGCCGACCTTACGAATAACGCCTCTGGGGCCTTCAAAGGCGGTATAATTCGTGCCTTGGGCGACTGAATATGGCAAATCCACGCTACGATACAGCTGATAGTTATCCTGGAGGCCGGAGCCTGTGCCGCCCGAGCTGAAATAAGGAATATAGTTTTTCTCTAAATCGGGTTTGGATAATTCCGACGTTTGGACGTGCATGTCAAACCCAAGCGATTCCGCTATGGTGGAACGGTTCATGTCAAAGAGGAATGGGTAAGGGCAATCAAATTTAATCCGATTCTTAATATCCGGCGGATTTGTCAAAGTGCTGACATGGATAGACACATTACTGTTCTGCAGGTTTGAATTTAACGGCATCGTGAGTTGCCGATTTAAGGTATCTACCAAGGTCTGCACCGTATAATCCCCTGGGTCAATGATGGCCTTTGCGAAATGGTCAGCCGTTACCCCGCTAAGGTCGTAGTTAGACGCATGAATAAAGTAATGAAATGTATTGTTATACTGATCCACGTTATACATGGTGCGGGGAATAGAGGCATCAATTACGTTTAGCCCGATGACATTTTGAAAGGGTTGAGAGAAATCAATCACATATTCCGAGGGGGTCGGATAGGCGGCCTTATTACGGTCTTTGCTATTGATTAGAAAGATATAGCTCTGCTTTTCACTATTTTGCTTTAAGTAATCTACATCTTCAATGGGCATCTTAGTTAATAGGAACAAAACAAATAATGTTTATATAAGTGTAAGTGGAATGAGCCCGACAACGTTGGCTTATGTAGTGCTATTGCTATTATTAGGCATACACTATCAGAATGTGTATGTCTTATCATCGGCCTTTCTATATTTTATTGTTATGCTGATTCTGGAGCCTTATGTAAAGGAGGGCGCCCTAGAACTCATTAGTATTCTTACGATTACATTGCTATGGATGATTCTCATTCGCATAGATGTGAAAGGCATGGAACACTTTATAGAGACGGTGCAGACTCGTCCTTGTCAGATTTATTTTACAGATGAGACGATGGAGTGTGACCGGGGTGATTTTTTATTGTCCGATTTAGAATTTGATGAAAAATATCCTGTCAGCCAGATACCCCAATCTCAAGGTCTATTAGTGCATTATAAGTTTGAGAATACACTTACAAATGAGGTAAATGCAAATGCAAATAGGCTCACATCGGTGGGAAACATGAGCTATGTGGATGGTAGAAATGGTGGGAAAGCCTTATATTTAATGAATGAGGCAAATGTGACTGCAGGCAGTGCGGCGGCCAATTATGTCGTTAATCCGACATTTATCTTTCCAAACATTTTTACCATTTCTATGCATCTAAAATTTACCCGGTTTTCAACTATTCAGCAATATGTGCCATTTGTGACAAACTCTGGGCCGAATATTCTAACACGTTCATTGGTCATATACGTGTATCAAAATGTGCTCTATTGCACTTTTGAGAATATCCCTGGCGCGGCTGTAGGTTCTTACCCGATTGTGGTGGGTGTCTGGTATGATATAATGATTACCTACAACAATAATACGATGGTATTATACGTAAATGGTGTGAATACGGGGAGCAAAACTTACACACAAGGTTTTACACAAAACGGCTTTATGCTAGGAAATGATTCCACTACTGCACGTTTTCCATTTGCAGGAATGATTGATGATTTCCGTATCTATGACCGTATCCTTCCGATAAGTGTTATCCCAACGAATATAGCGATTAGAGGTGAAAGGTTACGCTTACAGGCCGTTTGTAAGCAAGAATTTCCAGGTTGGATTGAAGCAGCGAATCAGCCTATCAAACAGCCAAAGGATCTGGTGTCGCGAGGAAATTTACGTGATTGGGCATTCTGTTACAAACCCTTATTTGATCCGAACTCCACTGCCTTATACGATAAATCCGTAGTAGAGGCAAAGTTTAATGCGATCAAGACTCAATTTAATAGTAAGCATGCATCGTATGGTCTAGTAGATTTAGATAAAGACTATGTTCCTATCCCAGCAAATATAAATTTACGTTATAATCAAGCCATCCCCGAGTATATTCGTATGTATTTTAAGTCACCTATAGCAATGGAAACCTTTGTCGGTGGTGCGGCACCCATTGCAATTAGGCCACCTCCTGTGTATGCATCCAGTGATGTATCTGCGACATGCGATAACGATGCGGTTTCTTATACGACTCGTTTTGCAAATTTACCCCCGCAATATGGACTAGAAGTTCGGTTTATCCAGAATACATTAACGAGTGCTTATAGTATTGCGGGTATCAAATGCATTCGCACAGCCTCTATTACAAATGCCAATCAATTCATGTATGAACCAGATGTCACAAAGGTTTTATCCTCAGTGTTTGATATTAAGACGAATATCGCAGACAATACGGTTTATTTACAAGGCAAGGCAAGTATCAATGTTACTCTTTATAAATTCGTCAAAGATATATGTGGGCGGCTCAGCTATAGTGACATGAAAAAAGATAGCTCCTTTAACCTATCCTCTTATCTATCTAGCGCGATACAAACCTATCTATACAATGGTGCCTTCTATAGATTTAATCTGTTGGAACCCATCACAAACAGCACGATCGCTGCATACGATGAGACCCGAATAGCGACGCAAACCACGGCTCTTCAAAATATTCCGAATGATACATCTCCCGTGAGCTCTCGTAATGGGTTCATCCATAAAGTATTTATGTTATCCCATGACTTTGACAATTATAAAGTGCTTAATGTTACGAATATGAATACGATTCGCAATGTTGTATCGGGTATAAGTATTGAAGATCAATTAAAATATAAATTATTGGAACATAGAATTTATAAAGCAACCACGGATATTAAACAGGGCTTGATCACTTCGGAGTTACCAATCCATTATAAAAAGTATTTTCCCTACTCCATTTATCAAAGTTTTGAAGGTTACTTAGATATGTCCCCTGTTATACAAAATCAACCCTATCAGTTTAGACTCTTTATAGACAGTTATGATCGGGATAAATTAAAAGCGCTCTATAATACCACAGAGGATAAGAGACCTTTGCGATACTATATGGATCTTACTATTAATGGGACGGTCGTAACACAATTCTATTATTGTCCGGGTGTAGATAATTGCATCAATACCTACAATACCACATTCTGTCTAGCTCGCCAAAAGGAAGACTGTAAAATACCAGAATGGACAGATTACTTCGTAGGGGCGGGTAGAACAATCAATGATGCGCACCACCCTATAGGTTCTGCAATTCTCAACGCTGCAAATAATACAATACAAGTGCGCATATTTACGAATGCGAATCTAACAGATCCAACGCCATTCTGTCGTATTGCATATAAGGCACCTAATCAAAATACCTTTAGAATCATTGAAAATTCCAGAATTTATTATTCCAAGAGAGATTATGCCAATTATATAGTTGCAATGAATACACGTTTGGTGCAAACTGTATCTGAAAATAAACGTCAAGTCACTGAAAAAATGATGGAGTATATCGCGAGAAATTATAATGCGACCGCAATGCCGATTGATAAAAATTATATTTCTACCAATAATCGTGCCTATATCTTCTTTCAGCCTCCTACAGCCGTCGCCGCAACGGATATCCTACCTCCTATGACAGAAACGGTAAATGTGCGTGCCTTTATTGATACCGCATTCAGCCCTAATTAATTGAAAATTATGCTCTATATCGCCCTAATTAATTAATTGAAAATTAGGCGATACCTGTCCTGGGTGGTGACGGTATGCGCCATGTCTTTGGCAATGGTTTCTTTTTCTAATACGGTAAGCTTGTTAAAATCCAGGCTGTTGATATATGAATGGCGGATGAGTGAAATGGTCAGCGCTTTTTGAAAGAGCTTCTTTAGAGTGCGATTCACCCACCGATTGTAGGAATTCTCCTTATAGGGTTTATTATTCCGATCCATGAACAACCACTCTCTCGGTTCTTTTTTCAAACTATCTTGAATTTCGTGATAGAGATCCGCAGGGATTTCTTTTTCAAAGGAATCGTTCTTACGCACCGTTTTATATTCGTTTAACACCAAACTCGGGGTATGAAATAGCTTTACATAATTAGAATGTGTATACTTGTCCCCCTCAGGGGCTTTGCTATAGATAAATACCTCATTAAAATCGCTCCGTAATGGCGGCAAATAGGTATAGAGCGATAGCAATAAGCGCTCTTTCCCTCCCTTTGGGAGTTGATTGCGTTTCTTAATAATATCTTCAAAACTTACAAAGGCGTCTTTCTGTTTCTCTGTGGGCTCATTGAGTTTATAACGATGGTCTATCTGCTGATGCACACCTTTGAATCCCTGATACCATTCATAGTAATCCGTTTGGTGCGTTTTCTTCATATCGGGTGTATGTTTAAAGACGGCTAAGATGGCCGAAATGTAGCTTTTCTGGGTTTGTAGCGATGGCGAGTGTTCATGAATCCATACCAAGTATTTCTTGGGGTTGGTTAGGATTTCACCGAGGTCTGTTTCGGTCTCTTGAATGATATATCTCAGACGTTCTAAGTAAGTTCTTTTGGTAACTATAGATAAGTCTGCATTCTTAATACAATCAAATGATTTACAAATATCCATACTAACACGCCACATTATAAATGTCCCAAACGAGTCATACGGAAGGAAGAGGTTTTATAGACGGGACTCTGGGCGATGGCTTCTATGAGACGCGGGTCTTTTAAACGTTGAATTAAGAAATCTGCCAGCACCTTACTTTTATAGGGGACATGCAGAGCCAACGTCTCTGACATGAAGTATAGGAAGCCAGTTTTTAGATAGATGTAGCTATAGGAATTGGTGGATTCTGTCCAGGCTTCTTTAAAGTATTTCGCCCGATACTGAAGCAGGCGTTTGGTTTGGAAGAGACTCCATGCTAATTCTTTCTCATAGAGAGACTGGAAAGAGAGGGCGGGATTCTCATATGAAATAAAGAGTAACTGGTAGTAGAGTGCCCAGAACTCCACAATGGCCTCGGTGGGTTGCATGTCCGACGAGCGATCAACGGCAAGGGCGGTATAGAGGCGATTTAATTGGGTTGGGCTCCATGCCGTATGCACACGGGTATTATGCATTATTTCGTGTAACATTACTTTTGGGTATTCCTCATAACGATAGATATATATGGTGTGATTGGCAATATACGTATAGCCACCATTGATATGAATGGCATCCACGGTTTCACCAGCTTTCGGAAAGAGACGCTTTAGAGAGATGGGGATAAACCATATACGTATGGGTTCTTTTAACTGATAGATGGCGCGCAGAGTTATCAGGCGCTTGAACACTTTGAGGATATGTTTGTAAGAGAGGATAGGGGAGGGCAAGATATTCAGAGTAAGGCTCTGATAGGTCAGTTGTTTGTAGCTATCTTTTTTCAACAGTTGTGTTAATTCTTCTAAAATAAATTTTTTATCCTGTAATTCATTATATATTTCATTGTAGAGCGCAGGCGTCAGGGAATGTGTGCTATATTTAATAGATACATCACTCCCCGGGTAATGAGCCGTAATTAAATCCATACGTCTGTTTATGATTTAAACGATTTTATTTTTATTTTATATCAATTGCATGAAGAACCCATGTAGCTTGAGTCAATAGGTGAAAGACCATATGCCAATGATTATGATAGGGATGTTGGGAATCACACGATTTATAATAAAATACATAGAGGCTACTGGCGGCGCCTGAAAAAATTAGATAATCGTAGCCGCGGCGGTTTTGCATACATTTCATAATACTAAGCACACTATATATCCCACCAATGGTATGTGCATAACACATATCTATATATTTAAAAAGGGGGCGTTGTGTGCCATGATACAGTAGGCTGGTCAGAGTTAATACCCCACAGGAGTGTGCCATACGTCGTTTATGATTAAAGAACGCTACAATAGATGGCACAATAAATCCGGCACTGGTAATTACCAATCCCCAGAAAGGCATCTCTATATTATCAAAGAAGATACCTTTATTTCTTTAATGTGTGTAGGATATATGGAACCCCAAAACCCAAAAAAATCAAAATTTCTGGGTGAAGGTAGTTATGGCTGTGTGGTTGCACCAAAGCTACCGTGCAGTAAAGATGTTGAGATTTATCAATCAACTAAGGCGAATGCAAAGGGGGTCATCAGCAAGCTATTTAAATATGATGGAGACGATTTTAAATTAGAGACGGCGCTGGCGAGAAAAATGAGTGTATGGGATAAACATGGAGATTATTTTATATTGCCTTATAAAAGCTGTTATATAAAACATACCACACTTAAGAATAATCCAGCGGTAAAGGAATGTGGTGACTTTAACCCGACGATGAAATATATACCTCAATTGGTGTTACCCTATGGCGGAGAGGACTTAATAAATTATTTAAATAAATTTCAAAGAAAATTCCCTGTCATACAATGGATTGGGCTTCTTACAAATTTATTGAAGGGAATTAAGGTATTGATTGAACACAAAGTCATACATCAAGATTTATATACTGGAAATGTCTTGTATAATCCGACCGATGATAAATTACGTTTTATTGATTTTGGTTTATCGGTTGATTTTGACGCTATTTATAATGCAATACTAAACCCACGTATCACTTATACGTATCATGCCTATCCACCGGAATATATGTTCTGTAAATTATATCTCACGCATATGGATCTATCCTTTGAAGAAATTATGAAGAAATGGAAAAATGAGGTCATTTGTGAGAATCCTTACGGCGTAGAATGTTATAAATACTATGATTTATATATCGCAGCACAAGACCTACAAGATAATTTAAAGAGTGTGTATGATTGGTATCGGATTAATCCAGTGAAATGGTTTAACGATGTTCAGAATTATAAAGACCGCATTGATTTATATTCGGTAGGAATGATTTGCGTGGATATACATGGCCACTTAGATATGTCCATGTTGTCAGCAAAGCAATACGATGCTTATATTAAGCTGATTCGCGGTTTAATTCTACCCGATGTGCGTATTCGTCTGGATATTAATACTGCCTTAGAGAAATGTGAGAAATTGGCGCGTATAATTTCTAGGCGCTAGGGCTCGGGCTCTTCGCCGGCGTCTTCTTAACGAGCTTCTGAGTGTATAGCTTAATACCATTGTATGATTTTAAGACAATGAAGAAGGCCAGTAGGGTGAATGTGATAAGAAATTTCACCCAGCCCCACACGACACATGGATAGAGACCTACCACGCATTCCTGGTCAATAAGAATGAGGAAATATACAACAAAACTAATGGCATATATGAGGACAGAGAGAGGTTGAAAGGATTGTAGCAGACTGTCAAATATAACACTTGCTAGGACAGAGATAAGAACGAGCAGGATGAGGATTTTTGTTGTAATATGCATGATACACTCTATTAAGAAAAGAATAATGTCTTAGATTTTCTTTGCCTTGGGGTGGGAGATTCCACATCGTCATACATTGTTTCACTCACGGCAATTTCAGTAGGTTCTATATCTGAGCTACCATGGTCTTGTTTAGTGATGGTGATCTGCGCAGTATCAAAGCTGGGATGCACGAAGCGCATATTCTTTAGAATTTTAGGAGCCAAATCCCATACTTTATCGTATTGAGAATAGCATTCGCGTAAGAAAGTAATACCTCTTGAAATCCTGTCTTCTACAGGTAGCGCTAATTCCACATCAATGCATTCTTTTAGTTTTTGGAAACCAATACAGGCTTGAATGGCTCCCGACATGATTTCGCCGATTTTCATATACGATTCAATGGCATTGAGTAGCGCAATAAATAAAGAAGAGATACCAACCCCAATAGAAACGAAATTGCTATACTGTGGTGGAAAATTGGAAGCGCCGAAAGAGATAATACCTGTCACGGAAGAGATAATAATGGAAGGAATCTTAAATTTGGCTTGTCTCTCTTTATAAATATCATGGTATCTCTTAAACTTACAACTTAGCTCTTGACATAGTTTCGATAAATCCCTTAAATATACCTCCTCTTCTGGAAGCCAGCGAATGTCCATGTATCCCAACTAATATAATAAAATATATTTAAGCATATAAATACATACATTATAACACATAAATGATCGGTATTCATATTGAAGCCGGGTTCTGTAATAGAGTGTTTAAAATGGTGTTTGGCTATGTATTTTCTAAAAAATATAGTATTCCCTTTAGGTTTGAGGGTTGGGATCGTCATAGTCATCATACCACTCAGATATATGAATGGCTCGTGTCACGGTTCATAGAGAATGAGCTCTATCATAAAGAGCCTGTTACTTATACAGCGGTATGGAATGAACCATCCAATAGATTTATAGATTATATAGATTTTGAAAAGGAAGGGACGCTTGTGACAAATGGAGGAACATCCCCTGAAAAGGGGCTGTTGCATGTAGCTACAACTGAACCGGTTCTTATGCTTGGTTTCTTTCAGAATGAGAGATATATAAAAGAATATAGAAAAGATATATTAGTTCTACTAAGAGAACCAGAGTATATAACAGAGCGTATCGCGGTTGAGAAGGAGAAATATGAGGCGCTACAGAGTAGCTATTTCCTACATATTCGTCTAGGGGATTATTTGTCAATGGAAAAACACTTTGTGGATCTATCGGCCTATTACGAAACGTGTATTCGTGACATCGCTGCACGTGACCCTGGTGCAACCATTGTCCTATTTTCTAATCAGCCTCAGTTGATACATAAGGTATATCCCAATGTATATCAATTATTAAAAGACCAGGGGCTATCTTATAGGGTCGTGGATGAGACAGACGAGATTGTAGGGTTTTATCTCATGGTGCGTTGTGTGAAAGGTGGTATCTGTAGCAATTCCACCTATGGATGGTGGGCGAGTTGGTTAAACACCAATGAAGCAAAAAAAGTCTATATGCCGTCGCAATGGATAAATATAGATGTGATTGGCAATCCTTACCCTGATTATGCCACGGTTGTTAAAGTATAAAAATTGAGTCTATATTATTCTGGTCAGCATATAGAGTAGTGTAGCGTCATGAATTATTACCCCAAGCCGATGAGGAAAGGAGGGTCGGTGGCATCGCAGAGCCAACCCCATTACTCGGTCATATCGCGTGCCCATCATTTTCTTTCGTCACCCATTCGCTCTATTGAATTGGATATCTATAATAAAACCCTACCGAAGTCCCTTTATTATCCTCCGACCATGCTCTATACCTTTGATAAACGCTATGTGGCAGAAGACTTTTATCTAGATGTCTATAGAATGGGAACCGCGCGCTTTCCAAGGTTAGAAACGTCGTCTGTAAAAATTACGACAGGACATGCCTGGTTAAATGTCTGCCAAGACCTCCGACGAAATGTCATAGAAGAAGAATGTCAAATCATAGATGGCACGTTTGAAGATACGATTGAGCTAGCGAAAAGATTAAAAAGTAATGTCTTCATTATTCATAAATATCATTGTGAATATGCAAAAATTAAGCTACTGGGTTCTTTTTTACCGATTATACAATCCTATAATTTAATCCACCCACCTGGGATCGAACCAGGGACACACAGATGACTTCTTCTAACGATTACAGTCTGTTGCTCTTCCAACTGAGCTATGGGTGGGCGCCAAGCAGGAGTTCGTCCCAGGAAGGATTTGAACCTCCGATCTATCGGTTAACAGCCGATCGCCTTAACCACTTGGCCACTGGGACTCCTAACAATAGATAAGTAGCTTATCTTTAAATGAATATGTGTATGTTTATTTTTATTTTTATTTCTCTTTTCCAATGTATTTAATCATCCCTCGTGTCCATTCACTCATTTCTGCAGCAGTTCTATGTTCAAAATCGATGGCGTGATTCTTTAGATACGCGATGAGTTTCTTCTTTTGAAAGGGAGTCAAGCGTTTCTCACATTCCATGGTATACATATAGGCACATGCAAATGCTTCATTATAGTTCTTCTTAATAGAGCATTTTTTATCTACATATTCCATACACTTTGCTATATCCATCGTAACGCCTTTGCCGCTGCCACTGCCACCGGCAAGACCAAAACCTTGTGTTTCATAAATTGCATACGTAATTTTTCGCATGAGTTCCTCCTCCCAGTGGGTATCCACCCAACGGCCATTTACTTTACGCTGATTATAGGTGGGTAGATCCAAATATTTAAAGCAGGTATGACTGATAGGAAGCGTATTGTTTAACGCTTGCTTCTCTGCATCACTTGTAGCGGTAGAAGGGTCATTGTTAATAAAATGTATTTCATGCACCACGTTCGGATTTATACTGCGACTACCTGTCCAAAAGTAGATTAACCGCGGCAGAAAGCTATTGTAATAAACGTCTTTACGCTGAGCATCGTCTTTTGGAATCTTATCTGGGGTTAAAAATATCTCATAGGGTATTTCTGTTCCTAACTCTTCGGGTTTTCGTAATAGTTTTGAAAACCATTTGGCGATTTTGGCCTGATTTTTTAATGCTCTCGTAAGCGCTATTTTCTCTGGATCCGTCATTTGATCATCCATTTCAAAATGCACTAAATGCATCTTCTGATTCTTAAAGAGTTCATCTACGTGCGCCTTTTGAACACCGCCTCTATTTAGAGCCGAATCCATAATGTTGATTGCAATTTGCTCGTCACTGAACACACCACGGAAATTAATGAGAAAACCCTTCTTGAAATGGTATAAGAGGCGCCGATATATTTCACGATAACTTTTATATTGTGCTCTTTTCTCAGGTGTAAAGTCATGTATATTATTCATATTAATTGTATTTAACACATATAGGCCTGTGCGGTTAATAAATTCTACCACGTTCTCTTTGGTGACTGCCTTGTTTTTCTTATCCTCCAAAAGCGGGTATTGGTCATTAAATTCTAGATAGGTATATTCTAGCGAATCCGGGTCTTCTTTTAATAAATTGATTAATGGACCCGCTCTGGAAGGCATATCCATTAAGAAATAGAATCCAAACGACTTCTGATCCATATTTAATTCATCTTGAGCACCATTGTATAAGTAGGACATCGTATAATAACTGAGTTTTATTGGTAGTTCAATACCCATCAAGAAGCAGCGGGAGAATAGTCCGCCAATAAATTCAACGAAGCGATACTTATCCTCTAGACGAAATTGACCCCCTTTGACCTCTATAAATCCGTTCAGCGCTTGGATAAATTCGGACGAACACTTATAAGAGTGATTTAATTGGTATCTGGAACCACCTTCCTCCGTGGGAATGAATACGTTTGTATAAGTGGGATTGACCAATTGATCCAAACATGTCTGTAGTAAATCGGTTTGAACGCCTACAAAATGACCTTGTTCTCCATTAAAAGTTACATCAAAATAGCTCATCCAAAACTCTGCGGCGGGCTTCTTCTCTATTACACACCATACATACCAGATTCTAAAAAAATCCGCCAAGGAGTTTTTACGTTCAATGACGCATTTAATATAATGCTCATTCTTATCCTCCCATGCAAACCCGGGTGTGTAATAAGGATACTCTTCTTTAATGGTCGCACCCAATTCAATCCGTAGGCTATTTATCAATGGACAAGTGTTTCTTTTTAGGAGCGAACATTTATCCACCAGATAGGTTGAAAAGGTAGAATAGTTGGAATGCATGCCCACGGTAATCATTTCACATTGGGTTTCTCTCTCTTTCTCATTTACTTTAATAGTATCCATATAAAAGGCAATTTTTGTGGTAATAAAGAGCCAAATATATTGATATAGCTCTCGTGAGGATTTTTCTTTTGGTGTTACATATGCATTTAATAGGCGTAGCATTTCTTTTTGCTGATTGGGGAAATTAAATTGCTTTTCCAAACCAAACGACGCCATTAGTTTTCGTTTAATTTCTATAATGAGTGCATTCATTTCACTGGGTGTGTATGGCTGCACATTCTGTTGTCTTTCACCGATATATACGGCATTACGCAGACGATATAACATATAGATTTGTAACGCATCAAGATATACACTCATGTAATCGTTTGTTGAACGAAAACGATATCCTAATTGTTGGGGGTATGTAGAACGCCATGTTTGGATGCCTGTATAAATAGACTGAATATAGCGCGCATTTAACTTGGAGGGGTCTAACTCTATAGAGATAATCTTTTGAATAAGTTGCATCAGCACTTGCATCACAAGGGTAAGATTTACTTTGAGCGTTTCTTCCAAGGGTATTTTTTCCCATTCCTTAGTGATGGCATTGTTGGCGAGAAATATATCATGACGTAGGTCATAACTAATAAGTTGGCTTTTCTTTAGTTGGAAAGGCTTATACATTTCTAAAGTAGATTTTATAGGGGAGAACACTGGTAGCACATTCACGGGTGCCATCTCTTGGGGTGTGGTGGCTCTTCTCCGAATGGGTGGAGGCCGGGTGGTTGACGGCGATTGCGCTACTGTGCCCGGTATGCGCTTGTCAATATAATCATTAAAGATTGCCAAAATGGCTGGACGTTCTCTAAAATACTCGGCAAACGCGGTTTTAATCGTATCGCTAGGGATACTGTCAATGTCCTGGCCTGGATATAAATGTGCCATCAGTTGTAAGAAACACACTTCGGTATAACGTTTTAGGTAGGAGGCGGACATGTTTAAATCCGGATTACGAGGATTGGTAGAGGGATCATTGAACCAACTCATACATTGAGACT